TTTTAAAAGACCCTAACGATGGCAAAGCAACAGGCGGTAAGTAAGTTCATCAGCAAGAGCAAGAAGCGAGGCAAGCATTCAAAGAGTGCAAGCAGCAACAAGCGGAGCAAGAATTACGCTAAACCCAATAGAGGTCAAGGCCGATGATTTACTCAAAGGAATTTAAGGAGCAGGTACTTGCTGCCTATCCTGAAGGCCATACCCATCACGACTACGTTGTGAGTGCTTTAGAATCCAACAATGCCTTCTTGGGCAGGATTCTTGATGACACCAACAAACGATTGTACGCTATGTGGTGTGATGAGTATGCTCAATGTGTAAAGTAGAAATTACCTAAAGTGTAAAGTCGGTTCAACAATTTTATTTAAGATTGTTAAGTCGGTTTATCAAAATCAAAACCAATAACGAGCAAGATTTTATTAAAATCAAAACCAATGACCAAGAACTTCACGCTCGCTGAACTGACCAAAACGAATACAGGCCTTCCTAACGCTTTACCGAAGCACTTGGAACCCAACCTTCGTGCGCTTGCAGAAAACGTCTTACAGCCTGCGAGAGATGCGTTAGGAGCGATTGAGGTGACAAGCTGCTACCGCAGCCCTGAAGTCAACAAGCGAGTAGGCGGAGCAAAGACCTCGCAGCACGTACAGGCTCAAGCGGCAGACCTCAAGTACGCAGGAGGCAACGATGTCCTGTTCCATTGGATTGCTGACAATTTGGACTACGACCAACTGATATGGGAGTTCGGCACGGCAGATGCACCATCGTGGGTTCACGTTAGTTATTCAGAAGGCAAGAACCGAAAACAAAAACTAAAGGCAGTAAAAGTCAATGGCAAAACCAAATACCTCCAATTTTGATGAATGGCTTAACCAACTTGAGGATGCGCCTCAACCGACCTGCAACATTGACAATCCTGACGAGTGTACTTCTTGCGGTAGCTAACGGATGTCGTACTGCTCAACCCATCCTTCAGAGTGTGATTGTCAAGGACACGGTGATTGTAACCGAAACAAAGTACCTATTGGACACATTGGAGGTGCTAAAGGACACGACCATCTACCAAGACAAGGTACGCCTTCAGCTCAAGTACATAGACCGAAAGGTCGTGGTTGAGGCTACCTGTGAGCCTGATACGGTGCGTGTGACCCAAACCAAGATACTCGCCAAGCAAGAGCCAAAGCGCAAGGGTTGGAACTTTGACCAATTGGTGTTTGGCACATTAGCAGGCCTGCTCATCATCTACCTATTCAAGCGGTGGGTGGACAAACTAACCGAGTAGGCCGTTTGAGGCCAATTATAGCCGATTACATATACTTTGTGTCAAAAGTGGGGTGGTTATATGCTTTGGGGTATAAAAGCCCCGCAAATCGCAAATTCCCTGTATTAGTCAACTATTAGGTTGACTACTTAACTTACTAAGTAAACTTATAAGTTAACTAACTTACTTAAGTACTTAAGTTAAGTAACTTGTATAAAAAACAAAATAAACTTTACATACGCAAGTGCTTGTGTAAAGATTTTTAAAAAAACTTTCTATGAGCGACTACGTCTTCATCTATTGGGATGACTTACCTTTGAACAAATCGGAAACCAATGAGCAAGACACCAACCTACTACATCGGAAAGCTGAAGCAGATAGAGGCGAAGGATGTGGTGCAGGACTTCCAACCCGACAACTACAATCTCGGGACTGCACTCACCTACCTGATGAGGGCAGGCAAGAAGCCTAACAACCCCATCACCCAAGACATCAAGAAGGCCATTGCCCATCTTGAGTTTGAATTAGAACGCCAAATCCACCTATCAGCACAAGATGAGCAATCAACAGTTAGCACAACAAGCGAAGTCAAATCAGTTGAGTATGCAGTACTATACTAACCCCGCCAAACGCAGAAAGATTGACTTCATCCTTGAGGAGTGCGCTTCGCTCTTTGCCAACTGCGGCAACTCGTATGCTGAACGCCAACAGGCGAAATACAAAGAGCAAGAGCTACTCGCAGAGGTAGCCAAACTTGACCACCACTTCGCCATCCAATGTGGATACCTACAACAGGACAACTAAAGTCCTATCACGTGGTGGTGGGCAAAGTCCCAAGCCTCAATGCCTTCTACGCCTCAAAACATTGGACAGTCCGTGCAAAGGCAAAGGACAAGCATTGCGCTGAAGTACTTGCTCAACTTGAGGAGTACGACTGCGTACCCATTCAGCACGTCTACATCACCTGCAAGGTCAACTACCGATACGACATTGACAATTCTATTATGGCGGTGAAGTTTGCGCTTGACGCATTCCGCAAATGGGGTGGAGTAAAGGATGACTCAAGAGCTTATGTGCGGAAGTTAAAGATGGAACACGACCCCGAGATTCACCCCGACACCGCAGAAATTACCTTTCAGGGTTTGGTAGTAAACCAAAGTTGATTATATTTGTCAAACTAAAAACCAATCACAATGACACTATCACTCTCTCAAGAAACCTACACCCAAGCCCTGCAAGTTCAGCAGGCGCAAATCAAAGCACTCCAAGAAAAAGTCCTTGAGCTTCAAGCGAAGGTTGAAGTATTGGAGCAGCAAGCAATTTTATTTATTTAAAACCAATCTAACAATGGCTAAAATCGTAAGCATCACGCCCAAAGGGCAATGGCAAGACCTGTTCAAGTTGGAACTCCGTTTTGATAACGGGGACTTCGGAACGGCCTTCGCCAAATCACCAACTCCCTCTTATGCCGTAGGCGATGAGGTGGACTACACCAAGAACGAAAAGGGTACTATCAAAATCAACAAGCCCTTCACGGGTGGTGGATTTAGTGGAGGTAACGGAGGCAGCTTCGCCAATACTTCAAAAGTGTCAGGTGATGAACGCTCCGCCTCCATTATCCGCCAAGTAGCTTTGAAGGCTGCGGTGGAGTACGCTTGTGCCGCAGGTCACGATGTCAATACCATCTTGGCTAACGCAGCAACATTCAATGAGTGGATGAATGGTAACCAATCTACCGCCACTCACCAAGAGCATTTTGCTTCACGCAACGAAAGTCCGTTCTGATTGGTTTCTTCGGACGTTGCGTAAGAGCCTCCTTCGGGAGGCTTTTTTATTTGACTTATGTTTGTATATTAGCATCACCAATCAGAATATGAAACATCCCGACTTACTACCAAACGAAGCCTCGCTTCCCTACCTTCAAAGGGCGTTGAAGGGCAAATACTTTGACACAGGCAAGCTCGGTGTCTACGAACTTGATGAGTATGTCCGCTTCAAGGATGGCGAGTTCATCGTAGTCACAGGTCATGCCAACGTGGGCAAGACCCACACGCTGATGTACCTGATGCTTCTTCAGTCCTACAATATGGGAAAGAAGTGGCTCATCTACTCGGCAGAAAACGAGGTCGCATCGCTCAAGCGAAAGCTCATTGAGTTTATGGTGTGCAAGCCCATTCAAGGAATTGATGAGCTTACGATGCACCGCAAGTTGGATTGGATCAACGAGTACTTTCAGTTTATTGACGGCAACAGGCTATTCAACGCCTTTGATCTCATTGACGTAATGGAGTCGATCAAGAACGAGTGGGACTACACAGGTGCATTGATTGACCCGTACAACTCACTTACCACCGACCAAAAGAAGTTGGGCAAAACAGGGATGCACGAATACCACTACGAGGTAGCGTCTGCGATTCGGGTGTTCGCCCACAAGAATGCTATCACTACCATTGTAAGTACCCACCCTGTATCTGAAGCTCAAAGGCGAGTACACTACAAAGGACACCCATACGAAGGCCACCCAATGCCTCCAATGGCATCAGATATTGAAGGAGGGGGCAAGTGGCAAAACCGTGCTGATGCCGTATTTGTATTTCACAGGTACTCGGCTCACGAAACGGATTGGATTTACACCCACGTCCACGTGCGTAAGGTAAAGGAGATGGAAACGGGAGGGCGTGTAACGCCATACGATTCGCCTGTCGTTATGCAGTCAATGATTGGTAACGTAGGATTTAAGATGAATGGTCGTAATTTGTTGACGCAAAAGAAAGATGAGCCTGTTGAACTAATCAATCCCGATGATGTACCCTTCTGAAGAACTCCACGACCTGTACATCAGGGAGAAGCAGTTGATGCTATCGGGTACGGCAATTTGGCTTGCCCATCAAGCAGCAGACAAATCAAACGGCAGAGAGGTACAGGATGAACTCCTTGACCACGTGATGAACTGCCACAACGCAGACCAACTCCTTCAGCAGTTTATTGACTACCGATTGTTCGCCAATCGCAAACTCAACGAAGTGATGCTCGCCAACGCACAACTCCGCATCAATAACGAGGAGATGGTGATGGAGATAGAGCGACTGCAACGCATAATTGAGGACAATTTATGAAGCAGATATTCTCACCCTTTCAGCAGTACGAATGCTTCCGTGTGGATGGCGTAGACTACATCTGCTTGGATTACCAAATCATCCAAGACTACCAAGATAAACTTGTGGAATGGTGCAGCTTCTTTAAATTCAAGAGGCTATCCGACCACAAGCACTTTGAAGTACCAATCACCAAAATAATAGAAACCACTAAAGAGGGCAGAGCGAAACTCTGCAAATGCAAATGAGAGCCTTTGAACTACAACAAATGAAGCGAGCCAAGAACGCTATTTTCGCACGTCTTGGACTTGAGGATAGGGACACTCGCAAACGTGAATACACCTTAGCAAGAGGCGCATTCGCCAATGCCTACCGAAGCAAGGCTACGCTGATAGAGATAGGAAGAATCATAGGCCGTGACCATTCATCCATCGTCCACGCCTACAAGGAACACGGAGCAAGACTCGCCTACAAAGACTACCGTTGGGCTTATAAGGTTGCCTGTGAAATCCGTGAGGAGTACCCCATTGACTCTATTGAAAACGTGGATGTAAGCTCCCTTGAGCAAGAAGTGAAAAAGCTTAACGATATGGTGAGCGAGTTAGTTAAATATAAAGAACTATATTTAACCCTGAAAAAGACATTCGATGAGTTTTCAAATTAACGTATGGCCTATCACAGGTTTGCTCTTGGGGGTGAACTACGCATCAACGACCGACCTTGATGGCGAAGACCTTCAGCCCGAGCTTCAGTTCGCCCTGTTCGTCATAATCTTTGAGATTAGTTGGAACTCCTAAACGTACTTGCTGAACGGCACACCGATTGGATTCGGATGGTCAAGAGTTTTGGTGCAGACCAAGACCTTGCCAACGACATAGTCCAAGAGATGTACGTTCGCCTGTACAAATATGTTGGAGAGCCTGAGAAAATAATGTACAACGAGCAGGAGGTCAACACCTTCTTCGTGTACGTTACCCTTCGCAATATGTATGCAACCTTAATGAAGGCAAAGAGCCGCATTGAGTTTGTAGATGTCAGCCAACTTGAAGATGAGCTTATCTTTGAGGAGGCCAACGAAGAAGCCGAAGCGCAGATGGTTGCCCTATACGATGAGATATGGGAGCAGGCATCCGATTGGCATTGGTACGACCGCAAGATATTTGATCTGTACCACAACACCGATATGAGCATTAGAACGCTCGCAGACAAAACAAAAATCTCAGCACGTTCAATCTTTAATACCCTAAAAAATGCAAGAGAACGAATCCAAACCGACTGCAACGGAAGCTACCAAGCGTGGAAGGAAGCCAAAGAGGAGTGAAGGTCTTGGCGA